CGGTACGCCTCGCCGAAGAGCTTCACCAGCTCCCGGGTCTGGCTGCCGCCGTCGGGCTGCGACAGGGCCCGGTGCAGCTTCGCCTCGTCGTCCACGAGCTGCCGCTGCAGCCGCTCGACCCGGCGCTCCTCGTCGGTGACCTGGATCGGTAGCGCGCTCGAGCGGCGGCGCGGGAACCACACCAGCGCGCCGAGGATGGCCAGCGAGAGGGCCAGGACGCCACCGAGGACGCCCCATACCCACCCGGGCAGGGTGAGCGTCACGGTTCCCCGCCGAGCTGCCTGTGGGCGAGCACGGTGGCCCCCTGGGAGCTGGTCAGGCCGCCGGACTTGCCGTCACGGTAGGCCATGCCACCGGCGCCGATCCCGCAGACGGTGGTGATGCAGCCGGCGATCACGCCGATGGTGCCGAGGGCCGCGCCGTTCGGCTCGTAGTCGGGGAGCACGGCGGGCAGGAACATCGCGACGACGACGGCGACGGCGAGGAAGAGATCGGCCAGGCCGGCGAACGCGGCAAGGGCCGCGGTGCGGGAGAACTGAACCTTCACGGGGACCTCCATTTGACGACGCCCTGCGCGATGGCCCTGCCGAGCATGCCGGACGCCAGCGCGTCGGTCGCGACGGCGACGTCGTTGTCGTTGCTGCCGAAGTGGGACTCGACGATCACGGCGGGCGCGTCGGTCCTGGTCAGGATCCGGAGTTCGACGCCGCGGTCGTTCTCGGTCGTCGGCTTCACGCCGCGGTCAGCGAGGCCGAGACACGCGACCATCGCGCGCTGGACCTGCCCGGCCAGTCGGCGCCCGCGGCGGCTCGACGGGTGGCACAGGGTCTCGATGCCCGTCGCTGCCGGGGTCGCCGCGTTGAAGTGCAGGGAGACGACCGCCTCGACCTTGTCACGGTTGAGGAGGTCGCACACCTCCTGGTAGCCGCCCCGGTGGTTCGGCCGCTCGTAGACCTGGGCCTCGACGCCGTACACGGCCAGGGCGGCGACCACGTCGGCCGCGAGCGTGCCGTTCCAGATGTACTCGGACACGCCGCGGGTGTTGACCGCGCCCTGCGCGGACATCCGGTGGCCGACGACGACTGCGATCACGGCGCACCCCACGGGACGCCGAGCTCGAGGGCCAGCGCCGCGGCGTCGTTGCGGACCGCGGCGATCTTCTCCGCCTTCAGGCCGTCCGCGGGCCACTCGACGCCGGCCGCCTCACACATCGCCTGCCACTCGGAGATCGTCCTGCGGTCGTTGGCCGGGTCGGCGAGCCAGGTGAGGGCGTCGCGGGTCTCGGCGGAGACGGCGACCGGAGCGGGGGCGGGCGCCCGGCGGGGCGTGGAGACCTCCACATCCGCGATCTTCGTCGCCTCCATGTCGCCCGCGCGCGACTGCCATCGGGCACGGGTGGCGGCGGTGATCTCGTCGTCCCACTCCGCCGGCTCGACAGGCCGGGGCCAGTGGGCCGGGATGGTCACGCGTCGGAGATCGGTGCCGGCGGGGTACTCATCGATCCCGTGTGGGCCGGCGACACGGACGATCCCGTCCGCGCCGGTGATGATCTCGCAGCCGGTCCAGTACGACGCGCGACGCGTCGGGGTGCCGTTGGCGAAGGGTACGAGCGCCTCCATGATACCTCCTCAGTAGATCGTCACCTTGATGTTCGAGATCGTGCCTTTGACCTGGCCGCCGTCCTTGGCCCGAATCCAGATGTACAGATGGGGGGCGGTGGCGTCCCCTTCCCGGCAGTGCATGGTCGTCTGCGTCAGCCCCGCCGACTCGGACAGGTTGTTGGCCACGCTGTCGTAGAACTGACACTCCTGGTGCCCCACGATGTCCACAACGCGGAACTGACCGGCGTTGCTCCAGTTGGTCGCGGCGACATTTCCCGCGCCGCTGGCGCCAGCGTTGTTGACTTCCCGCCCCGTTAGCAGTCGTACTGTGCCGGCATTGTTGTAGAGCGCCCCCGAGATGTTCTCAGTATCACCGCCGCCGCCCGCCGTGACGTTGCGAACACGAAAGCTGATCGTGTCGTCGTTGGCATCGAGATTGTCCATATCAATGTCGGCGGTGATGACAATCTGCCCCGCCTCGTGTAGGTCAGGCAGCCCTTCAGCGGAGAGGGCGCGGTAGAGGTGGACCTGCTTGTCGGCACCGCTGCCGGCCAGCTCGAAGCTGATGACGTTGCTGCCCACCTCCAGCGTGGTCGCGTCGGTGACATCGCCGTAGGCATAGATGAGGCTCGTCGGGTCCTGGCTCCCATCGCCGTTGGCCTGCCAGTCGTAGGTCCCGGATAGGTCGGCGTCCCAGACGGACGAGTCCCCGGCGTTGTCGTCGACGTACTTCTTGACGCTCTGCTGCGTCGGGACCTTGGTCGCCGAGTCCGAGGACATATCGTCCTCGTCGATCGAGTCCATCAGGGTGGCGTCGGAGATCTTCGTATTCAGGTTCGCCAGCGTGTCGGCGCTGTGCTGCGCGCCGGCGAGGTTGTGCGCGGGTGCCGATGCCGCGTAGGCCGCGCTCGCCGCGAAGGCAGCCGAATTCGCCGCCGTGGCGCTGTTGGCATGGCCTGCGCTCGCCGCGTAGGTCGCGGAGCCGGCGTGCACAGCGGACGTCGCGAGGCCAGCGGACGCCGCGTAGCCACCGGACTTGACGTCCTCCCAAGTGGCCGACAGGGCGCTCGTGAACGACGCGAGCTTGATCGTCCCGCTCGTGATGTCGATCAGCCACGTCGCAGAGCCGTAGCCGACGGGGCTAGGCCGTGGCGTGGCACCCGTCCGCGCAAGGATGCGGACGCCCACGTCGTTCGTGTCACGCCGCCCCGTGAGCGGCTTCAGATACCCTGCAAAGAGCGCCATCGCGTCTCCTATCCGAAGTCGATGTGCCAGGACCGCGCCGTGAGATCTGGCGCCTTCCCGCCACCGCCCTTGATTACGATGTCCCGGATCTGCCCGACGCGATCCGTGGTCTGTGCCGTGTCGAAGTCGATCGCCTCGCCCTGTTCCATCGGGAGGAAGCGGGGCGAGAGCGAGGCTTCCATCCAGATCTGGGGCTGGTTGCGCATCTCGAACAGCTCGGCATGCGCGTCCTCCCACCACTTGACGAACGACGCCGTACCATCGCCGGCCACCGGAAACACCGCGGCGAGATGAAACCGCCACCACTTGCGGTTGACCTTGGCCGTGATGGCACCGCGTGATGCGATGTCGGCCTTGTCCCGAAACCGGCTGTTGAACGTCGCTTGATCGGGCGCGTCGCTGCCGCCGAGAACCGGCTGGAGGTAGACGGGCTGATCGTACTCGGCGGTCAGGTCGTTGCAGTAGAGATCCTGCTTCGGCTTGATGCGCTTCGGGTGCGCGCCCACCACGTCGGCGTCGTCGATCGTGTAGGTTGCCGTCCCGGGCGCCGTGCGTCGCTTGGGCGTGAGTGTGCCTTCTCGCGTGAACATGTCGGAGTTGACGATGTCGGCGAGCTCCTGAATCACGTCCATCGCCCTGGCCGGCTCGGTCGCGTCCTGCTTCGGTACGATCCCGCTGATGTGGTCCCAGTAGTCCTCGGTGAACTCGCCCGCCCATCCGCCGCTGTTGACGCCCTGGACCTGCGAGGTGTTGACCGCGCTCGTTTCGCCCAGCGCCCACCCGCTGTTCTCCATGAGGTACTTGGCGATCCCGTCGGGGTAGCGTAGCAGGTCTGCGCCGCTGTACGCGCCGTGGCAGCGCACGTACCCGCTGACCTTCTGACCGAGGGTGATGTAGCTACCGACGGGGAGGATGTGCGGGACGAAGTGGCCACCCCAGCTCGTCGGGCCGACGCCGTTCCACGGGTTCGCGATGTCGTCGTAGTTGCTCATATTGACGCCGCTCCTGGCATCCCACACGCCGCCGCTGTTGACGTAGCCGACGGTTGCCGAGCACTTCCCGCGGGCGTACCAACACTCGTTCCAGCCCGACGCGTATCCCTGCGTCTTCGCCAGCGTGTTCGCCTTGACCACGATCCCGCGATTGACGCCGGTCTGCCCGAACACGAACGGGACGATCTTGTCGTAGCGGTCGGTCAGCGTCATGCCCGCGTGCGGGTCGCCGCGGAACACGTACAAGAGCGAGTTCGCCGCGTGCGCGTCCTCGGTCGAGTCGAGGTATCCGCGGACCACGTCCCAGTACTCAGCGCCACCGGAGAAGGCCGCGGACTTGATGAACACGACCTCGGAGTTGATGACCGCGACATCGCCGTCCTTGTAGGCAGGCGTCATCATCGTCTGCGACAACTTGATCAGCGTGTCCGCGCTGCCGATCGCCGATCCGATGCTTGAGAGCGTGCCGTCGGCATTCGCGCGCGCCGGCTGGATGAAGCCCGCGCTACCCCACCTGGTCGATCGGGCGACCTGGTTGCCCGGCAGCTGCACGTTGTAGTTGTAGTAGTTGCCGACGATCTCGAGGCCGAACTCGGAGTACAGCGACGCGTCGATTACGTCGTTGCGCACGGCGCCCGATACTTGCTTGCGGTAGCCGCTGCCTGCCGCCTGCCCCATGTCCACGAGCCACACATCCGCCGACGCGCCGGGCCACAACCAATCGTCGCCGAGATAGTCCCAGATCGCATCGTCGGAGCCGCCGATCGCCACCTTGAACTTGCACCGCGGGTGCGTCCACTTCGGCTCGTTGATCTTCGGGGCGATCTTCTCGACGGTCCACTGCCCGCGAATGCGCCCATCCCACTCCTCGACGCTGCCCTCCCCGACCCAGTCGCCCGCGGCGGTCTGCGCGTCCGTCCACCGAAACGTCTGCGTGCTGCCGTCGCTGACGTTCTCGACCGTGACGCGGACGAACAGCCCGATGCTGAGCGCGCCGTAGTTGGTCAGGAGATCCGCGAACGCCATCACTCGGCCTGCATCCGGAGACCATCGACCGTGATCGAGAAGTCCCGGATGTGGTTGGGGCCGCGACCTCGGACCACGCCGTAGCCCTTGCCGAACGGCACGTACCCGAACACCATCTTGTCCATGTCGCGCAACTCGTCGGGGTCCAGCAGCCACAGCGACGCCTCGGCCCGGTACTTGTCGAGGTAGTTGTCGATTGCGTGGAACGCGCCTTCGGGCCAGCCGCCGAAGCCGACGGTGATACGCCGGAACCCGCGCCGCTTGTAGAACTCCGCGTTGCCGCCGAGGTCCGCGCCGCTGAGCGAGTCGAGCATCACGCGCTCGGTCTCGAACTGGCTGCGGATGGTGCGGTCGGCGTAGTCGGCACCGTCGAACCCCGCGTCCTCCCAGATGCCGAGGCAGCCCATCTTGAAGGCTTCCTGCGTGGCGTGGTTGGCGTTCATCGAGCGGTTCGCGAACACGGCCACGTAGCGCATGGAGACGCCGCCAGGGAGCCACACATAGAGGTCGTTGGACCTGCTCTTGGTCGCGTCCTTGGCGTCGCCGGCGTAGGTTCCACCGGCCACCCAGTCGCCGATCACGCCGCCGAGGTTGGAGTCCGCGCCGAAGACGCGGATGTACTCATCGGATGCCAGGTTGGTCGCGTAGACCATGATGGCCTCGATCGACTTGCCGACGTCGGTCGCGTCGATCTGCCACACGGCGTACTGGTAGTCCTTGGTGTAGACGGCGTCGTCGGAGACGTAGGCCGTAAAGCCGGTATCATCGGCGCTGTTGTCGAATCCCATGGTGTCGGCGAGGCGCTGGCAGTCGCCGCCGCCGGTGTTCCAGTGGATTTCCCACGTCAGCGCAGGATCGCTGGCCAGCGTGAACAGTCGAGACGATTCGCTGTAACTGGACGCTGTGTCAATTCCCGGTATCGGAACAGCCGACGCGAGAACCTTGGCCGCGATCTCGGCGATCAATTCGTCGCCGCTGAAACCACCCTTTGCTAGCGTGACCGTGTTGGGCGTCCCTGCGTTGTCCTCGTAGGCGAACTCGTTGTTCGAGCCTGTGATCTGGAACGTGTCGCCGATCTGCAGCATCTTGCCGGGGTGGTGCACTGGCGGGAACGCCTCGCCCGAGATGAGCCGCCCCGACTCCACGATGGACGTGGGCGTCAGCGAGTCGTCGAAGCGGTAGATTCGCAGCGGCGCAACCATCAGACCGTCCCCATCGCGTAGGGCAGCGAGCTGGAGCCGTCCTCGACCATCTCGGCGAGCACGGTATCCACGACCTCGCCGATCACGCGCCCGTCGAGCACTACCGGCACGCGCACCGTCAGAAGCCGCCCAGCGCCGCTCACGTCGTCCGCGATACCGCCGAGGACGCCGCCTCCCGCGTTGCGGACGATCGCCATGGTGGAGTCGAGGACGTCGTGGAGCTTGGTGGTCCCAGTCGGGTCCATCAGCAACTCGTCGCCGCGCTTGGACACGGTCATGCGGCCGGCGCCGGGGGCGTCCATGATCCCGCGGTCGCCGATGGCGCCGATGAGGCCGGTCATCAGGGCGATCCCCGCCGAGAGTGCTCCGACGGCAAGGGGGATGTTCGCCCCCGCGCTGGCGATGGTGCCGAGGACCGCGGGGGGGCCGAGGGCGGCTGTTTGTTGGGCTGCGCCTGCGACGGTAGACGCCGTTGTAGCCTGCTGCGCTGTGATCTGGGCAATCGCCCACCGCCCGATCATCTCGACGCCGAGCTGGCCGGCTTCGCGCAGGCCGTTCTTGAGGCCGTCCATCGCGGTCTGGCCTTGTGCGAACGCGGCGCCCACGTTGCCGATCGATTCGCCGAGTCGTTGCGAGCTCTGGATCTGGTCCTCGAAGGCGATCCGCGCCTCCTCGGCCTGCTGGCGCTGCTGGTCCCTCATCTCATTGAACAGATCGCTCGTGCTGGAGTAGCGCTTCTCCTCCCACCACATGAGACGCCGCGTGGCATCGGCGGCTTCGTCGATTTTGTCTGCGGTTTCTCCCGCGTCGTCGCCGAGCTTTTCGATGCCCGATGATGCGTCGGGAAGATCCGCGGCAAGCTCTGCGACCGCCTCGCGGAAGTTCTCGAACGCAGTCTCGATCTCCTTGGTGTCGTCGGCGCCGTCCCGGAACGCCTTGGCCATGTCATCGGCGGCGAGCGAGCCCTCCTCGACCTGCACCTCCAGCTTTGCGATCTCGCCGGTAAGCCGTTCGATCTGCGCCTGACGCTGCGCTTCGGACATGGAGCGCCCGAAGGCGAAAAAGGCGCGGTCGCCGACAACGGTGGCCTTTTGCAGCCGCTCGACCTCAGCACGGACGCCAGCCAGCCGGGACTGCAGGATGTCTACGGTGAACGCCTCGGCCGTGGCGCGGGCGCCCTTCCATGCTCGCGACAGGGTCGATACGCCCTTGGCCGCGAGTTCGGCGCCGTCGATGATGGTGTACACCACCTTGTCGGTGGACTTCGTGAGCGCCGCTTGTGCACCGATCATCTTGTCGGTGCTGTCGAGCATCACGTTGGCAAGTTCGACCATCGCAGCGCGGGCGACAGGCGACTTGGTGATGACGCTGCCGAGGCCCTCCTTGGCGAAGTCGCTCCACGCTCCCTTGAGCTTGTTGACCGCGCCGGGCCAGGTGGAAGCCGCAGCCTCGGCTGTTCCGGCGAATCGCTCGTTGAAGAGTCGAACGGCTTCGCCGCTCTTGAGCTGCTCGGTCGTCAACTCACGCAATTCAGGAACGTATCGACTGAGCATCCCAGCCGACCCGGCGAACGATGCGGCCAGCCCGCGAGTGATCGTCTCCAGTGGGAATCCCGCAGCGGCGGCGTTTTCGACGGCGAGCGTGAACTCCTCCATCTTGTCGAGCGACACACCGAGTTGGATGGCCTGCGTCTGGAGCGCGAGCGTCTCTTCATCGCCGCGACCCGTGAGCTTCTGCAGCGCGAGGGCCTGCGCGTCGAGCATGGCGATGACGTCTTCCGTCGCCTGCCCACTCGCCTCCAGTGCTGCGCGGCGCTTGGCTTCTGCCTGCGCCTGGACGCCAGCCGCGCGGACGGAATCCGCAACGAACCGCCCGAGCCGGCGCCCGGCAAGAAGGACGCTCCCGATCCCCAAGCCAAGCGTCGCGTAGCCCGCGACCATCTTCTTGATGCTGCGGTTGCTCGATCGCTCGGTCTGCTTGGTGGTTTTGTCGAGACCGCGGAACTTGCGGCCGAGGCGCTTGACCGCTTGCTCGGCGCCCTTTCCCTCGGCGGTGATGGTGAACCTAACAGCCACGGATCACCTCTTGCGCCGCTGCCAGCCGGAGCGTTGCCTGTTCTCGGCGCTCTTGCGCGCGCTGCTCTCGATCTCGCTCATACAGGACGACAGGATGCGGAATGCGCCCATGATCCGCGCGTCCTGCTCCAACGTGCCCCCTGCGTGCGGCAGCGTGCCGAAGCGTCGCCAGTCCAGGAACGTCGTAACCGCTATCCAGATCCACGCGGGGACGTCGTCGGGAGGCCAGCCGCGGATGCAGTGGCGATCGAACCAGCCGTACCGAAAGCCGAGCGTGCCGCAGCACAGCGGCGATTCGTAGCCGTCGCCGCTCCACTTGCGCCTCTCTCGCTCGGCCTCCAGCCATTCGTCCCAGTCCTCCCCGTCTCTAGCCCCCCGAATCAGTGTCCAGTGCAGCGCCGCCCCGACGAAAGGGAGCATCCTCGTCGGATACGAACGCCCTCCTCAACATCGCGCGCACCGCCTCGATCGCGAGCATGGAACCGCTGCCCTCGATCATGGTGTCAGCGATGTCGTCGGGGTCGTCGAACTTCTCGCCGTCGAACCACAGCTCGCGGACGTGGGCGATGAGATCGCGGGAGTGCGCCTCGTCCTCCTCCTCGGTGTGTTCACCTTCCACGTGCTCGTTGTGCGCCTTCAGCTCCTCGTCGGTGATCGGCTCGTAGCGCCACCACACGCGGGGGTCCACGCTACTGCGGTACGGTACGAGCACCTTGAATCGAACAGCCATGATGTCCCCTCCAGGGCTGCGGGTTCACGCGGTCATGAAATACACGGCGTCGAGACCGCTCCGCGCGCCGCGGGCCTCGAACGTGAAGGTCATCGGGATGCTGCCCTGCCCGTCGCCCTCGCTCTGCTCGGTGCTGCGCACCAGCATGTAGGGGCAGCCGATCGCGAACATCGTCCCGGAGCGCCGACCGAGGCGGGCCACGGCGCCGAGTTGGTCGCCGTCCTGCGCCTGGTTCCAGCGCTTCATCTGGTCCTGATCGAGCCTCGACGTGACCTGCAGCTGCGGTGCCACTTCGTCGCCCTTGCCGAGGCTGGGGACGGTCCAGTCGTCGCCGAACAGCTGCTCATCGGGCACGATGCCGTCACCGATCGTGAATGTGGCGTCGGTGCCCTCCAGGCGCTCGACAGTGCTACTCGCCGCGCTCTTTCCACCGACGTCCACGACGCAATACTGAGGCGGGATCGGCGAGCCGTTGAAGCTCGGCGTGGGCTTCTGGACCGTGACGCCGATGTTCGCGACGTGGCTCGTGGCAACGGTGCCGTTGAGGCCGCGTGCCGAGGTCGGAACGGTGAACGTGCCGTCGCCGTTCTTGGTCTTGAGCAGCATGTTCTCGCTGCCGAACACCATCACGAAACCCTCGTCCACCTGGTCGGCGTCCACGAGGCGGATGTCGGTGCCGGCTGCGGTCGTGATCGCCGAGGCCAGCGACGTCGGGCCAGCCTGCGCATAGCCTCGAGCGCCGCCGTCGAGTTGCATCGTGGGCGGCGTGTTGTTGTTGAGGTTGATCGTGTAGGTGTTGACCCACGATCCCCACGTCTTCCGCGAGATCGACGTCCCCCACGACTGGTTGGTGAACGCGGTGTCGGTCGCGCTGTTGGCGAGCCGGAACGTCCGCGACGGCTTGATCCTCGCGCCGCTGCCCGGTGCCGCGGTGAGCGGCGGCCGCCACGTGATCTTGCCGCCCGAACCGGCGCTCGTGCCCGCCGAGACGCTGACGAGCAGCCGCGGGTTGTAGTTGCTGGTGCCCGCGCTGGTCTCGATCGGGATCATCATGCCCGCGGTCAGGCCCGACGGATTGGAGATGTGCGCCGAGAGCACCGTCCGCGTCCCGGACATGGTCGCCGAGTTGCCGTAGGCGAGCGCCGCCGAGAACATGCCGTTGCCGATGAACGGCTGGAAGTCCACGGGCGCGGCGGGGTTGCCGTGCGGGCGGATCTGGAACACGCCATCCCACTCCGCGGCACCCGCGTTGACCGTGCTCGAGGTCCGCACCATGCGCCCGGTGTGGTCGGCGTAGACCTCCTCGTTGACGATCCCGCGCAGGTTGAAGCTCTGGCAGGGGAAGCAGTGCCCCCCCGACAGGTTGACGCGCGCGGTCTGGAACGCCGCCTGCTCCTGCACGGCGCCGACGAGATCCTTGTGTTGCTGCCTGCTCGTTGCCATTGCAGGACCCTCCTAGAATGTGTCCTGTTCGCACACGGTCACGGACATCGTCAGCTCGACGCCGACGCCGGCCATGTGGGGTTCGTCTCCTGGTTGCCAGTTCACGATCGGCGCGGTTCGGATGTTGCCGAGCGTGAGCACGTTCTCGTAGTCGTTGAGCGTTCGGCCGCCGTAGCGCACGCGCTCGACGAACATCGCCCGCATCGCCCACGACAGGCGCCGGTACATCGGCGTCGCGATGTTCCACTCGCCGACGGTCACCGACGCCGGCAGCCACGCCTTGACGGTGACGCTGACGCCCACCTCGATCGGGCCGACCACGATGGACTCGGGTTCGGCCTCGTCGGTGGTGAACATCTCGTAAGCGGGGGGATCGGGGATGATCCCCACGTCCTGCTGGTTGAGCGATGACCAGTCTGCGATACCCGGGAGCACCACGCTGTCGCCCATGGCCGAGTTGATCGCGGAGCAGCGGGCAGCCAGCCCGTAGGCGCTGTGAGCGAGCAGCGACGAGCAGCCGCGGGCCACGCGCTCGGCGTACATCCCGGTGGCGCTGAGGGCCATCAGGCAGCCCTCCCGGCGCTGCGACCGAAGCCGAGTTCAGTCTCCATGCTGCGAATCAGCGCGTCGATGTCGCCGGGGCGAAAGCCGTCGAGGGCCACCACCGCGAGTTCGCCGTCGGGGCGCCACTCGACGCCGGAGCGGGATCGGGTGCCTGTGCGGATCCGCATCAGCTGCAGGTAGATCGCGCCGATCAGCTTGCCGAGCTCGAACTCCGCGTCAGGGGGGAGCTTGTCGCCGGTCCCGAACAGCTTGCGCAGGTCGTTGTAGTACTGGCTGTACTCGTCGCCGAGGATGGAGCCGCCCGACCGCGCCGAGCCGCCAGCGCCCGCGAACACCTCGCCGCCGAACGTGACGCTCATGCCGTCGCCGGAGACCTCGAAGATCCCGCCCGGCCCGTGGAAGTTGGTGTACACCTTCATCATCTGGCCGCTCGCGCGCCCGATGAAGTCGGCGCCGGAGCCGTAGCGCCTGACCTTGGCCTGCCGATACACGTCCTCGATGCCGTACCACTGCGTGCCCTCGCCGAGGTAGGCGCCCTCGGTTTCGAAGTTGCGCTTCTGGAGCACGCGACCGAAGTACTCGACCACGTACCACCACACGCGGGGCATCCACTTCGTCGGCAGGTCTCCGAGGTTCTTGGCGATGGACGCCGAGAACTGCTGCCCGTCGGGGCCGGTGATGCTCATGGTCAGGGCGTCGGCAGGCATCACCAGGTGCTTTCGCGGGTGAAGTTGACGTCGTCCTCCATGCCGACGTTTGACAGCGTGGAGACGGCGTCGGTAAAGCTACCGGAGATGGACGGCACGCGTGCTGCGATGAGCGTCGCGCCCGACAGGCTAGCCAGGATGTGCGGATCGTCCGTGAGCTTCGTCATCCACGACGAGCAATGGCCACGCAGCGACACCGAGTGCTTGGATACCGCCTTGCCCGTGCGCGACGCGTAGGTCTCCTCGTAGTCGGCGCAGAGGCAGTACGCCTCGACCTGCGCCATGAGCGTGCGCGCCGGCGTGTTCGATCCGACCGTCGCCGACAACCCGACCGTTGCGAGCCGCGCCCTGAGCATGTAGTGGTCCGCCAGCCACATCGCCTGCACCTCGCCGCTCGTCGGGTTGGTGCCTCCCGACGGCGTGGCGTCCGTGAAGCGCAGGGCGCTGGTCAGGGCTGAGTTCCATTGCGGCATCTCTATTCGTCGCCCTCCTTGACGTACAGCGTGAAGTCGTAGCCGGAGCCGGTCGCGTTGAGGCCGCGCATCCGAGCGAACGCGCCACCACCGGACAGCAGCGTCGTCCCGGAGTAGATCCACGGCGCGGCGACAGGATAGCCCCACTCGATGCGGACGGGTTCGTCGGTGAACGTCTGCTTGTGGCAGAGCTGCGCAGTGCCTGCGATGCTCGAGATGTTCCAGGCGCCTGCGACGGGGGGCAGGTCCAGGGTCGTTTCCGGCATGAGCACACGCGCGGAACCCGCGGACGCGCCGCTGGCCCCATAGCCGATCTCGATGCGGACCTGGGAGACCGTGGACGTCGCGGCGCTCAGTAGCAGCGAATCGATCCTGGCGATCTCGCCGATGTTGAGCCGCTGCGCGGGGGTCCACCCTCCCGCGCTCACCTGGGAAAAGGTCACTGCCGAGACGTATGCAGCCATCAGTCCACCTTCTTGCAGCACACGAACAGGTGCCCGGAGAAGTTCGAAGCGCCGGCCGCGTGCCCTCCCGACGCCGTGACGTTGAGCTTGTTGTTCGCACCCCAGACGACGGGCATCCCGGAGTTGCCGGAGCCGCCCTGCTGGGTGGTGCGTGTCCTCGCGAAAGCGCCGGCAGCCGTGATCGGTCCCGACTTCATCAGATCGCCGACCGTGGAGACGCCGGAAGTGATGCCGGCCTCGATATGCGAGCAGCCAGACGCCACCTTCTCCACACGCAGGAACCAGTCGGTGATGATGCAGGCCGTGCCGCTGTAGGGGTTCGGCGCCGACAGCATGGCCGCGGCGCCGTTGGCCGATCCGAGGTTGTACCGAAACCAGTCGCCCTGCCGCGTGGCGAGTTGATCGAGCCCCGCGAGCGCCCGGTTCTGGATGCCCGACGCGGCATTGTACTCAAGCTTCTTGTAGACCTCGAACTCGTCGTTGAGCGTGTCGTAGCGCGTCCAGGCGCTCGTCGCGTTGCGGCCGACCGTGCGCGCGTTGGCCACCCCAGACGCGATGACCTCGGTGTGTGCCACGCCGTGAATGGTGCCCGCGCCGTCGTGGTAGAAGTCGCCGTCCAGTTCGAGACGGTTGGTCACGTACAGATCGCCAGTCGCGTTCGCCGTTCCCGGCGTCCCGGCGCCGACGCGCAGCTCGCGGAAGTAGGAAACGCCAGCAGCGCCCGACATGTCCCAGACGCCTGCGACGCCGCAGTTGCTGATGGTGGTCATCGCCTCTCCTGTCCGTAGCGGCCCAGTCGGTGCCCCGACCGAAGTCGGGACACCTCAGAGCGGCTACGGGATCGAAGATCCAGCCGGTGCCGGCACGTACTGGACGTAGCCGATCACGACCCCGGTGCTCAGCGTGGACATGTTGTGTCCGGTCGCCGAGAGGGAGATGATCGGCAGGTCCGTCGCGCTGGTGACGTAGCAGGTGCCGTTGGAGAACAACGCCTGCGCCGCCGCCATGTTGCGCGGGTTGACGTACCCGGCCGCGCCGGCTCCGGACAGCACCTGGGTGCCGTCCATGAATCCGTCCACATCCACCGTCGCAGCGCCGGAGAGCCCCATGTCCATGACGACACTGGAGCACGCGGCGTTGCCGCCGAACAGCGCGGAGATGCGACCCCACGCCTTCTCGACGACAGCGTTTGACGGCAACGAGACGTTGAACCCGACGGTGACGCGGTTGGCCGCAGCGGACAGACCGGAGGCCTGCGCGCTGAGCACCTTCTTGATCACCACGGGGGCGGCATTCAGCTGCGCGGCCGAAGCCGTGATCTGCGTGCCGCCGATGTACAACCCGCCTCGCGGGAGGTTGAGCGTGTCGCCCGTGGCGCTGTTGAGGGTTGCGGACCCCCGGAAGACCGGGTTGCTGATCCACTTGGAAGCAGGCATGCCTTACCTCCCCTCTACGCGTACACGGTGGTGCGGTACTGGCCGTAGGTGGTGTCGGGGCAAGCCCAGCCGTTGACGTGCGCCTGGCGCACCCAGCGGTAGTGCTCGGTCCCGTTGTCCACCTCGCCACGCTTGACCGCCGCATCCGCCTCGTTGGCCCAGATGCGCACGATGGCGGTCTGGTCGCCCTCCTCGGTCACCGCAGGCGGGATGTACCCCATCCACAGCGACGCGGCGTTCCAGACGCGTTGGTTGGACGCCGTGGCGCGCGGAGCGACGGCGTTGAGCACCATGCGCCCGACGTGGATGTTGGCCACCGGAACGTGGATCTCGCCGGCCAGCATCTCCATGGTCCCCGCGCTGGCGGACTCGCCCTTGGAGTAGTAGCGGGTCAGCTTGGCGTGGCTCAGGAGATGGTTCAGCGCGGTCGGGTTGAACCACACGTGGCGGTTCTCGTCGGCCGTGTCGATCAGCGCCGAGGCCAGCTCGATGGTGTTCCAGTACGTGCGGAACCGCTTGAACGGGTCGCCGCTCGTCAACTGGAACTGGTCCTCAGCCGGCCACGCCCCCGACGTGAAGTTGGTGGCGCTCCACAGCGCATCGCGCAGGGTGACCTCCATGGCAGTCTCGAAACGGTTCGAGCACGCGACGGTCATCCGGCGCCAGCGCTTCATGCCGCTGGAGTTGTTGGTCTCGCGGAAGTCCTCCTTCTTCATCGCGTAGATCTCGGCGAGCTCGTAGTCGCCGGAAGCCACGCCTGCGTCGAAGGACAGGTACGGCGCGCGAGCGGGCCGTATGTACTGCCGCGTGGTGGTGTCCTCGGTGTCGAGCAGGAAGGCGCCCGCCTCGTAGGACTCGTAGCTCCCCGTCTCGCTGTCCTCCTCGGACCGGATGTTGGGGACCGCCCGCCACGTGGTCGCGCGGGCCATGTTGCGGCCACGCATCCTCGCGAGTCGGGTGAGGTTCGGAGCGATTGCTGATCCGGTGGGCATCAGAACCTCCAGGGGGGGTTGAGGATGAGCGCACGCACGGCCTCACCGCTCGACGCGGACCCCAGGAACCGCACCGAGTAGCAATAGGCAGACGTGACCGCGGTCATGCACGCGCGGGCGGAGGCGTCGGCGACGCCGAACCCGCCGGGCTGCACGTCGTTGCCCGCGATGACCTGGATGTAGCCGTCCACGGCGAGCGCGACGTTGGCGGACGCGGCGTTGCCCGCGTTGGCCAGCACGCCGAAGGCGGCGGACGTGGTGGAGCTGGTCGGCACGACGCCGCCGCTCCACTCCATGAGACGCCCCTCGAAGCCCGAGAGGTTGCTCAGGGAGCGGAGATGCGGGTAGACGACCGCTTCCGTGGTGTCAGGAAGCCAGCGTGCCATCGTAGCCCTCCTCCATCAGCTTGTAGAGGCGCGTGCCTTCGCCGTCGTGCTCCTGGTTGAGCTCGGCGACCACGGCCTCGATGTCGTCGTCGTCGCGCTTCGCGGCCAGCGCGCAGAGGAACACCTCGGCGTCGAGCGCCTTGGTGATCTGCTCCGTGCTGGGCTGCTTGTCGCGCTCCTCGCCGCCGCCACCGTTGCCCTCCTTGGCACCGCCGGTGGTGGCGTAGTTGTCGGGCAGGGAAGCCAGGAACGCAGCCGTCTGGCCGGCGTCGAGGCGCCACATGGCGCGGATCGTGCCTGCCTTCGGCTCGTCGGCGTCGCCCGCCTGCGCCTTGCTGATGGCCTGTCGCCCCAGCGCCTTGTCGATCGCGGCGTCCTCGGTCGCGCGCGCCTTGCTGGCTTCCAGCTCCAGGACGCGGTCGTTGAGGGCGGTGATCGACTCGGTCGCCTCGGCCTTCGAAGCCTTCAGCGTTTCGATCTCGGCCTTCAGTTCCTCGCGCTCGCCCTTGAGCGTATCCACCTCGTCGGTGGTCGCCTGCAGGCGGGAAGCGATGAGATCCTTGGCCGTGTCCTCGGTGACGGTCTCCCCGAGCAGCGAGGACAGATCCTCGAACAGACTCATAAATGAGCCCTCCTCATCATCAGCCGGGGAGACGTCCTCTGGCCCCATGCCAGCGGAATCCACGGCCTCGGTTCTGTAGAAGTCGGCCACCACCGAAGCGGCGAGCTCCAGGGGGGGCAGGTCGAAAAACGGGGTGTTGGTGAGCGTGCCGCCGGTGACGCACAACTCCTTCTCGCCCGTCTTGCGGTTGGGTTCGCGGGCAGCCTCGATCGAGAAGTACCGGAACTTCTTGCGGCTGATCAGGCTGGCGCCCTCGTCGGTCCAGTTGATACACGCCCAGAGGCCGTTGTCGCGCTTCTCGAGTTGCTCGATCCACCCGAACGCGCCGGAGAGCTCCGGGTCGAGCAGCCGCGGATCGTCCTTCGCGCGCTCGTCCATGTGATGAACGCCGACGGGGCGCTCCTTGCCGAAGGTCGAAACCAGGGTATCGATCATGACGTCGGTGACGTTGATGCCGCCCTTCGGTCCCTTCATCGCCTGCCCACGAGTCATGCCCTTGGGCAAGATGAGGTACCACCGGCGGTTGCCGTCGTCCGCTGGTTCGCCCTCGGCTGCCATGAGCACGAACCGCAGCGGGAGGGCCGCAGCGAGCCGCTCGTTCTCCTCCTGCAGCAGCTTGCGCGCCTTGTCCTGGATCGGTCCCTTCTCGTCGGCGGGGATCTTGCTCTGCGGGATGCGCGCGATGGCGTTGCGCAGGTGCGGCAGGTCGATCTTGCCGCTGGCGTCGCGATAAGGGAAGTGCCGCAGCGACCGCGGTGTGGTCTTGCCGTCGTCGTCCTTTTCGCCGCCCGACTCGACGTAGAGGAACGCCGAATCCGGCAGGTCGTTGATGTAGGCGCGAGTCCACTCCATCAGAAGCCCTCCACGACGTCCAGAGCGACGTCCGGATCGGTGACGTAGACCTTGCTGCACCAGCAGGTCAGGATGCCGCTACGCGACGAGTGGCATTCGGGGTTCGGCACGACGAGCCGCGCTTCAGCCTCGCTGCCGACCACAGCGGGGTTGTCCGCCCCCGATGCCGTGTCCACGCACGCGGGGCAAGGCTCGTGCGGGCCATTCACGCCGATCTCCGGGTTGAGCGTGTACACCGCGATCTCGGCCTCCTCCTTGCGCGCCTGCTCCGCGCGGGCCGTGTCATAGACGGTGTTGACGTCCTGAGCCACCCCGCGGGCCAGCACGCCTGGCGTCACGATGTTGAGCACACGCGTGCGGATCGCCTCGGCAGTCCACTCGGTCGTTGGCGTCGTCTGCAAGAACGAGGCGATGGCATCGTCGATCATCGCGAGGATGCGCTTGGCTGTGGTCGAGGCTGCGAGCGCAAGTTGCTCGGCGATCTTCTTGGGGTCACGGACGATCTCGTCGATCACGTTCTCGAGGCCCGACGGGTTGCCCTGCGCGGCGATGCCACGCCACTCGGCGAGGGCGGCTGCCATGTCCTCGCGGAACGCTGGATCGTCCTGGCGCTCGATCTCCTGCTTGACCTCGAGGCGCCCGACGTCCTGGACGTTGCGCAGCCCGCGCGACTCGATCTGTCGCAGCGCGACGACCCCGGGCAGCGGCGTCTCGTCGATGGTCTTGGCGTCGCCGTCGGCGATGGCGTCGGACACCTTCTTGAGGAACGGATCGAGTACGGCGCGGCCGATGGCGTCGTGGAGGTCGCGGCTGATTCGCTCGGTCGCGTCCTGGCGGTTGAAGCGCGAGGCGCGGGCGTCGAACCTCGACTCGGCCAGCAGGCGCACCCGCATCGCGGGCGTCGTGTTCGGCTGCGACGAGGCGGCAAGCGGCTCGTCCTGCTCGTCGCCGTCCTCGACCACCTCCTCGTCGTCGGCGTCTTCCTCGGCTTCCGGCTCCTCGTCGTGCCCCAGCGTGGCAGCCGTCAGCGCGGGCCAGTTGCGCTGCTCACGGAACAGGTCCCAGTCTTCCGGCTGCGTGGGCATGCCGGAGTTGACGAGGATCTGATAGACCTCGGCGTCGTCCTTGGTGCTCCCGTCCTCCTGGTCGCCCACGGTCACGCGCGGGTAGTGCTTCACGTCGGGCCAGTTGAGGTCGATCAGCTTGCGAACGACGGTGGTGTTGACGACGTCGGCGACGGTGCCGAGCCACGGGTTCAGGGTCGCCCGGAACTCGGACGCCTGCGTCTCGGCAAGGGAGTACGTCCCGACCTTCTGCGTCCCCTGCACGAGGGCCTGCGTTCCGCCGAGGATATGGATCTCCAGCGCGGCAGCGTTGTACAGGTCGAGAATGTGTTGCGCCGAGGTGAACGACGCCTCCTTGATGTCCACGTCGATCCCGTGCGTCACCGCGAGCCACGCCTGCGAACCGCCCCGGTAGCGGGCGAGTTGCTGCTGGATGCTGCGCCAGTCCTCGGCGTGGCCCTGGCGGTCCTTGAACGACTCCTCGGTCTGCTTGGCGATCGGGACGCCGACGCCGAACCGCTCGGCCGCGATGACTCCGGTCCGCATGAGGGTCTGCCGTGCGCGCCAGAGGAAGTACGACGCTCGGTAGCGCCCGGTGCCCATCCAGTTGGACGACCCTCGCGATCCGTAGGTCCACAGGCACAGGTTCTCGGCGGGAATCAGGATCTCTTCGGGGTCGAGGTTGTCGGTGTCGTCGGTGCGGGGGTACTGGTAGATGCCGCCGAACGCGCCGTCGGGCAGCTGGTGCCACCGCGAGACCGAGCGAGGAAGACGGACGGCGACGTCATCGAGCACGTGGTGGCCGATGTCGTAGCGGTCGGTCATCTCCCAGCGGGGGCGGCGACCGATCTCCTCGATGAGATCGTAGGTCGGCGTCTCGTCGCGAGCGTCGTAGCGGTAGATCGGCTCGGCCAGCGCGCAACCGTAGATGACGGCCATGGTCGCGTTGCCGACCGTATCCATCCACCGCGTCTTGCTCTCCTCGAACAGCATGCGCCGCACGAACTCCGCGTGCATGCGGCAGTCGGGATCGTCGGGATCCGCAGGCTTGACCGTCCAGTCGGCGTTCTGGGCGCGCTCGACCCACTCGTCTGCGCTGGCAGAGATCGCCGGGTCGGTGAGCATCTGTTCGGCGACGCCCGTGCGGGACGTGTCGCCGAGCCACAACTCCATGGTGAGGTCGGGATGGTTGCCGGGGTCGTTGGCGGTGAACACGCCGCCGGAGAGTTCGACGCCGCTCCAGCCGATTGGCTTCGGGGGCGCTGACCGCTTTCCCGCCTCGTCACCAGCAGCGCCGACGAGCCGCACGACGTCGGTGGAGGGCCTGCCCCTACGCGTGTGCGCGCGCTGGAGTACACGGGTGGTGCGACGAGGGAGCGTGGACGCCATCGCCTACCAAGATGTAGGCACGCAGGCGTATACGGCTAGGCGAATCGCACTTTGAAACGGTATGGTATGCTATCTTGCAACGATCGTTGCAGGAGGGAGCCGAATGGCACGCTGGACGAGCGCCACGACGTCGAAAGTGATGCGAGAACACATGGTCAGAGCTAGCGGGCTCGCAGGCAAAATCAAGGAATCGAAGGACGAACGCGCGATCGTCGCAGAGCCGTCACGGGAAGCTGTCGTGCGGGTGGCGCTGGAGCGTGGGCTGCAGTCGCTAGAGAAGGAGTACGGCGTCCCGGTGGCGGGAGGTGTCAGCGGCTAATCCACCGGCATCGGCTGCGCCGCCCCGTCCTCGCAATCCCCGCTCCACGACCACTTCCCGCACGCGTCCCGCGCTTCTGCCAGCGTCCCCGGTCCCATCGTCTCGGTAGCCGACCACCACATCTCGTAGCACTGCGCCAGGTACTCGTCGGCGTCGCAGTTGTAGGCGTTCGTCAGGTCGCCGGGGTTCGCCCAGCAGAGTGCTACGCGGTCGCACTCCAGCATGTAGTCGGCGTGGAGCTGGCAAGCCCGCTCGCATGTGTCGTAGGTGCAGGCGAGGAACGGCAGGCAAACGAGACAGATCAGCAGGTAGCGCATGGGTTCCCTCCTGTCGTAGGATACCGCGGGCGCGAGGGGTTATTCCCGGACCTGATAGCCGAACGCCGACAGCCGGTGCAGCGCGACCTCCATGTCCTCGGCCACCGTGTACCCCGCGCCCCCCATGGAAAGGAAGCACATCGGTTTGTCGTCGGGGATCACATCACTCTTGGCCGTCGTCACGGCGAACACGTTGGACGCGCGGACGTAGATCGGACGCGTCTCGTAGGTATCCTCGCCATCCTCGTCGTCGGCCTTGACGATGTTGTAGGCGTCGAACCTGATCATGTCGATCGGGCGCTGCGCCCTCGCGTCGGCGTTCATCTGCTCCAGCCGCTTGTAGTTCTTGGCGCCCATGACGAGAAGCGCGATGAACAGCAGGATCGAGTTGACGCCGACGGCGACTGAAACGGCCACGATGAGTTCGGACATGGTTCCTCCTGGTTGCGTTACGTGCGTGGGCGGTGGCTATTCCGTGTCCAGGGCATCGACTGCGCGCTGGATCTGTCTACGCTGGCGCCGTTCGCTCAGCGTCGCTAGCACATTCCCGGTGAACAGCAGGTAGAACGGGACGCAGATCACCGCGGAGATAATCGCTCCTGCCGTACACCCACGCCCTAGAATCCACTCCGCGCCCATCTCCGGGCGCACGAGCCACAGCAGCCCGGACAGGATGCAGCTCCACGTGAAGAGGTGCGCGAGCGTTACCAGCGTCATCTTGAAGATCCACTCCATGTTCCCTCCTAGTACCCCCGCTCCGCCCAGCCGCCCATCGCGTCGGCGCCGAAGTCGCCCATGGACTCGCCGAGTCCCTCGGCTGTAGCGCCGGCCTCGGCGACCTCTGACCAGCCGCCGTCGACGACCTGCGCCACGGGGTGATACCGCACGGCCAGGTAGCGGAAGGCGTCGGACGGATGCGAGAGGTGGTCGACCTTCGCGCTGCGATCCGGCTCGTCGGTGCCGGTCTTGATGGTCTGGTTTTCCAGCGCCGCATGAATCCCGCTGACTGGATGACCGTCGCTGCCGGTGCCGTAGCGCTTGCCCACGAGGGAGTGCGCGACGAAGAAGCGCCGATCACCGTCGGCGGAGCACAGCCACGCTCGGCCGCGCTCGCAGCCGTAGGTGATGAGGCGATGCTCGGGGCGATACGGGTTCCAGAACTTGGGGTTCACCCCGCGGTCGGCAAGGAAGTTCTGCAGGTGCACGCGGTCGCTGATGCCGCTGGTCTCGCGCTGCTTCGCCGCCGGGTCGTGAATGACGGCGGATAGGTTGCGGATCCAGTGACGCCGGCACAGATGGTCGGCGAAGGTGTCGCGGGTGACGTCGGCGATGGCGATCTCGTCGAACGCGCACCACCGATCGCTGCCGGACTCGATCTCTTGGATGGCCAGCGCGTAGGGGCGATGAAAACCGGGATCGTAGCCGAGCACGACGGGCCGATCAGGCGAGTACTCGTAGTCGATGCGGCTGGACTCGTCGTAGGTGGGGTAGACGCGGCCCTCGAGCAGCACGAGCTCGCCGTCGAGGATCGCCTTGGCCATCTGTGGCGACGTGCCGCTGGCGAGCTGCTGGATGTACCCCGGCGGCAGATTGGCGGCGTTGAGGCGTGTGGGCATCATGATGCGAGCGCGGCCGTAGCTGTATGGGTCCTTCCACGTGCCCTTCTCGACGTAGACCTTGTAGGGATCGCAGTCCTGGTATCGCTCCTTGATCGCAGCCAAGGACCGCCCCGGCTGCGGCGTGGCAAAGTGCACCAGGGCGCGGAACGGGAAGCCCGTCTGTCGATAGCGGTGGCGGACGCGTTCGAAGCCAGAGGGCAGCCACAACGGCGTCTCGTCGCAGAAGATACCGAGGTAGGAGCCGCCCTCGATCGACTGGCAGCCGTTGTGCCCCGTGGCCTGCGTCAGCGTGCACCACGGCAACTCGTAGAGCTTGTCCTCTCGGCTGTAGGACTCCACCAGCGGATTGCGCTTGGCTCCGTAGATGCTCCAGAACGGCCCGTCGTGCCCCGTCGCGTAGTTGAACACGGCCTCGAACGTCGGCATGGTCACCGTGCGCAGCTGCGAGCCGTCGCTGGACACGATAGCGAACCTCGCGCGGGTCAGGCGCTTGCCGTCCCAAAACTCGTAGGCGAGCATCATCGCCTTCCACAGCGTCCACGCGAGGGCCTGGGTCTTGCCCGATCCGAAGCCGCCGAACACGAACAGTTCATCGATCGACTGCGAAAAGGCCGCGTCGAGAATCCATGCCTGTACTGGGTTGGGCGTCACGCTGCGCCCGTCGGTGGTGTAGTGCGTGATGCCGTCGGCGACGATGGTGTCCGACTTATCCATCGGGCTCGCTGACGTCGTCGGGGTCGCCCTCGATCTCTGGCGCCGGCGGTGGCGTATCGAGGATGCGTCCCGAGATGTTGTTGACCGTGAGAATCACCGTCTTGCCCGCAGCACCCATGGCACCCGACTGGATCTCCATCGCGAGACGGACGGCTGCGAGTTCGTCACGGGTATTGAGCTTGCCGTCGCTGAGCTTGGTGGCGATGCGCCGAAGACCCTCGACCGCGATGAACGACGACACCTCGTTGATAGCCTTCCATCGCTTTGCCTTGTCCTTGTTGAGCAGCATGAGCCGCTCGCGGGCCTTGCGCATCCGGCGGAAGTGTTCCTCTTGTGGTCGCTCCCTCCATCGTTTGTGAATGTCCCGGCTGTTCCACCGGGCGCCCTTCATCTCGCGATTGAGGCGGTGCAGCACCGCTTTGAAAGTGTCCTTGTTGACGCAGCCGGAGCGCGCGCCCTGCTCGGCTACCAGGTCGAAGGCGATGTCGTACTGCGCCTCGGTGGGAGCCTCGCGCTTGTCGGCCATGGTCTACCTCGGCCAGATCCGCTTTCCGTCCATGTCCACGAGTCGCACGCCCTCGGCGATCAACTGGCGATCCTCGATCAGGTCGTTGGCGTTGATGCGGTCCACGACGGCGAGCACCTTGCGGTCGTTGGGCACGCGGTACTTGTCGCCCCGGACGTGGACGGTCACGCCCTTGTCAACCAGTCCTGTGGTCTTCTTGGTCTTTCTCGGCATCGGATTCGATCCTCCTCATGGCGTCCTCGAACAGCGGGACGCCGAACTCCGCGGCGTGGCCCACCACCTCGGCGGTCATCGCCAGCTTCTCCAGCGCCCCCATCATCGTACCCTCCGGCAGCGCCTGGTCGTAGATCGCGTCGATGACCTGCTGCTGGTAGGTGGCGGTGAACATCGCCGCCGGCTGCAGCGCCTCACGCATCCTCGTGTCCCAGGTGGTGATGCGGCGCACCTCCCACGCTCGGCGCGGACTGCGGGCGACGGCATGGCGAATCTTGGAGGCGTACTTCGACGCCTTGCGCAGCGCGTCGCGGTGGTCGCGGGCCATATCGTGCAGGGCGGCGCGTTGGTCTTCGACGTCGAGGGCGTCCACCACGGCGCCGAGTCGTTCCCCGACGTCCACGGGTGCGGTACTGAGCGGATCGAGTTCGGCACGGACCTGGGTTCCCAACTTCGACACGCCACCGTCGAGCACCACGGAGAGTTCGGCGTGGACGCAGTTGTCGATGTAGCAGCCGCCCTCGGTGGCGTTGATGATCTGGCCCTCCATCTCGGCGGCCCGCTTGCCGATCCATTCGCGGACCCATGTGAACGAGGGCGTTGCGCGGACCCTCCCGCCGTAGTAGCCGGGCACATGCTTGACCTCGCCGATGCGCGAGAGCACTGCCTTTCCGCTGGCCTCTACGCTCTTGGCCTTGTCCGACAGTCCGACAACCTGCGCGCCCTTCTCCCGCTGGTTGCGCTCGTTGTAGAGGCGCTGGATCGCGGCGTTGGCGTGGGGATCGCCATGCTTGGCAAGCTCCCACAGGGTACGCAGCCGCCCGTCCTCGTCGCGGACCTGCTCATCGGTCGGCTTCGGGATCGCCTCCAGCCGCGCCGCGCCGTCGGCGGTCCCGCTGGCGTAGTACCGGCCGCCCTCGAAGCTGAGATCCTGGCCGACGAGCACGATCGGGCTGCACCCCATCTTGCGGGCGAGGGATAGCGACGTGGTGGCGACGCTGCACGACGTGTCGAGCCACATGGACTCGCCTTCGGGCAGCGCGTTGTAGATCCACGACTCGATCATCTGGTTGCCGCTGAAGGGGAACACGCGGCGCCATGGCCTGTTGAACAACTCCGGGTTGCAGGTCGCGCCGACGACGAAGGCTTCCAGCTGGCTCACGTCGTAGCCGTCGTAGTGGTAGACCAGGTCGAGGGGATCGAGGGCGACGGCGATGTCGGGGACGATGCCGTGGTCCCGTAGCTTGTGGAGGGTGCGCCCGTAGGAGATGAGCACCGCCCGGCCCTTGAGCTCGCGGACGCGCTCGATGTTGCGGGGCAGGCTCGGGCCGGGTGAGAGGATGACCGCAGGCACGCCTTCGAAGGCACCATCGAGCTTCGCCACGGACGGCCACCGCGCGACGTGGTGGAGGTTGCAGCAGCCCTGGCGCGTCCACACCTCGGCGAACCCGTAGACCGTGGACTGCATCGAATGGGCGCGCTCGGCGATGGGGTCGAGCTGTTGAGGCGGTGGCGGGAGGGGGAGGGTCATTCGTCCCCCGCTGCTTCATCGACCGCCCCCTCCACGCACTCTCTCGCCTGCGCGATGGCGTCTGCCTTCGCCGTCGCGCCATCGCCATGGAACGCGGTGCCGTGCAGCCCGTAGTACGGCGTCAGCGGGGGCGCCACGAGCGTCACGGTGCACGCATCTTCGGCCTCCTCGACGAAGAGCCCCAGCAGCGGCTCGCCCCACACCGTCAGCGCGGGATTGCCGTTGCCGTCCTCCACGACGGGCGTGCACGGGACGGAGTGGAGCGCCGCGAGACGGTGGTTCTCGGCGTCGATGTTGTCGAGTTCCTTTTCGAAGTCCTCGATCGGCATCTCCTGGCCCGTGAGCAGCCATCCCGTCAGCGCGATCCGGAAACGCTCCTGCATCACGAGCGAGATCTGGAGCGCCCGCACCTCGCGGACAAGGGCGGCGACCACGGGATGATGGCGAATCTCAGGATCGACGACGTCCAGGACGCGCCGCTTGAAGATGCCATCCCGCACGTCCTGTTCGACAGCCTGGCGGGGATCTCGGCTCATCGGCACGACGATGGGCGACGGCTTGTCAGGCATCGCCGGCCTCCTTCGCCTGCTGGCCCAGCTTCTCCGCTTCGGCCGCGACGAAGTCCTTGGCGGCTTGGACTGCCTCGATCGCCGTCGCGCCCTCGAACTCGCGGCCGTGGAGGTGCTTGAAGTCGCCGTCGATGACGAGCAGCCCCGCCGTGGCGTTGCCCTCCTCCTCGCGGACCACGGCGCGGATGATGGACCGGCCGATCATGTCGTTGAGAACGATCTCACACGGCAGCGAGAGGAGCGCCTGCTCCTTCTGGCGCTGTCCCACGAAGTCAGCGAGGGCCTTGTGCACGTCCTGCGCCTCGATGCCTTGGGTAACGAGGTTGATGAGGCCGCGCAGGGTGTCGATCTCGAACTGGAGCGTGTCGAGCTGCGCCTGGACCTTGTCGGCCTGGACGCGTCCGATGTCGCCAGCGAGGTTCGACAGCGCCAGCGGCGCGAGCTGCATCACGTCGGGGGGGAGGTTGACCTGCATCGAATCTCCTAGTCAGGTAGCAGTCGGTTCATCCGCTCATCCCGAACCAGCCGGTCACGAGCCGATGCCGCACGAAGTCGCGGCAGTACCCCTCGGCGTGGACCTGGGGCAGCACCGATTCCGGCGTGTTCTTGAGGCCGACCCACTCGGACTCGTCATCCTCTTCGGGTGAGACGCCCTTGGACCACATCGCCTGCGTCCGCATGATGACCGTCGGCGGGGCCTTGGAACACAGCCCCAGCGCAGGCGCCGACCCGTCGCCGGGGTTCCAGAAGTAGCAGCGGCGGCACCTGCGCTTGCGATGGATGGACCGCAGCACGGCGTCCACCTTGGTGCGCACGGCGCCCGACACCTGGTCGAGTAGCCAGATCTGCCCCGGCGGCTTCTTGAAGGCCATCAGTAGGCGCCGTTTCCGCCGCACTTGGCGCAGATCCACCACTCCGGCTCGCCGTTGACCATCACCGAGACCTGCCCGCGCCCCTCGCAGTACTCGCAGCGCTGGGAGTGCGGGGGCGACTCCTTGGCCTGGGGCAGCTTGGGCGCCTTGGCGCGCTCGATGCCGTCGGCGACGACGTCCCGCAGCACGGCGGATCGGTTGGTGCCCTGGCGCTCGGCCTCGGCGTCGAGCCAGGCGATCTGCTCGGCGGTCATGCGGGCGGTGACGTTGGATGTGGCTTCGTCGGTCATGTCGGTTCTCCTTGGTTTCGTAGCTGCGTCAGCGCGCTCGCTCTCGCCTCGATGTAGCCGTCCAGGACGGCGGCAGCGCTACCAGGCGAGAGGCGCGGCTGCATCGACTCCGCGATCAGCTGCCGCACCACCTCGGCGACGGTCGAGCCTTTCTCGGCCGCCTGACGCTCCAGGTGCACGCGCTGGCAGTCGGTGATGTGGACGTGGAGGCGCGCGGTCATCGCGGCGGCTCCGCGTAGCGATGGCTGCAGTCCTTCCACAGCGGATGGTCGTCGAGCAGCGCCGGCGGCAGCAGGTTCCCGCCGTGGGTCCACATCCGACCGGCTGCGTCGCGCTGGATGAGCAGCAGCTCCTCACGGGTCGGTACCTTCAGCCACCACCACCCGGCTTCGGTGGGGGGGCCTGGAGTCCACTCGTTCACGGTCGCGCCTCCAGGCTGCTGTGCGGGACGCCGTCGCGTCGGGCGCGGTAGGTCGCCCAGTACGCCTGCATCCGCCGCGCCTGCCTCTCGTGCTCTTCTGGACGCTGCCACCGCTGACGTTGCCGTTCCGACGCCTCGGCACAGCACACCGGGCACGCGGGGCGGCTCCGCGGCTTGCCCGATGGCTTTGTCCACGCGAGCGGGACGCCGTGGCGCGAGCACGTCTGGACGGGGCGGCGCGTGCGGTAGGCGGTCCCGTTCGCCTGGATGTACTGGAACCATGCGCCTCGAGAATCCCGGCAACCCCGGCACGTGAACCCGTCCCAGCGAGCCTGCGCGGCGGCTAGGACACAGCCGAGGTAGTGGGGGCAGCCGTCGAGGCGGAAGCGGCGCTCGCGCGCCTCCAGCCACTCCCGAGGACCGCGGATGTTGCGGCCGTTCGTCAGCGTCCGGAGTACGATCGAGCCGTCGTGTTTGATGACCTTGCGGTGCATGGTTGCACCAATTTTGCACACGTCCTACGATCGCGTCAAGGAGGCTGAAGTGACGCCAGAGGAAGCGGTAGCTGAGTACGAATCCTACGTCTGGAAAGAGGCGCACAGGCTAGGGGGGCGCCTGTTGTGGTTCGTGCCGATGGACGTGGAGGATCTCGCCGGCCACGGCTTCATCGGGCTGATGAAGGCGGTACAGACCGTGGACGAGACGCGAGACGCGCCGGAGCGGGCCTACTACATCCGGCGCAAGGTGTGGGGCGAGATGATGTCGGCGATCCGCCGGTTCAACCCGGGGCGCCTGAAGTGCGCGCACGTCCAGCAGGTAGACGACGAGGAGGGCTTGATCCTGGAGCACACCGCCGACGTGGATCGGCAGTCGGAGATCGAGGCGGTGATCGACGTTCGGCGCATGGGCGAACGGATGGGATCGCAGCTCACGCCGGTGCAGGAGTACGCCGTGCGGCGCGCGCTCAACGGGGATCGGCCGTTCGAGTTCGCCGCCGAGCTCGGCTATACCGGCATCCACACGTCGCGGGTGCTCAGGGAAGCCAAGGACGTCCTCAGCGCTCGGAACGTGTGAACGCCATCAGCCGCGCTGTCAACGCCAACCGGAGCATCTGGAGCGCCGTGTAGCGCAGTTGGAACTCCCCCGCGTCGATGATGCGCCCCTCCTCAATCGCGAGATTCGCCGCCCACGCCGCGTCGCGCTCCCACACCACGCAGATAAGGAGGCGTTGCAGAGCCAGCGTCGGGCCGTCGAGGGCGTCCGCGCCGATGATCGCTGCGTCGATGTCTTCGACGCTGGCAGCCGTGGCGAACGGCGTGCGAGGGAGGGTCGTCATTCGCTCGGCTTGACCGCACCACCGCTGATCGCCTCCCTGCGCTCCTGCAGCCGCATCGACCACCCCTCGGTGATGTCCTCCACTGCCCAGATGTCGAGCAGGTCGCCGACGAGCCGATCGGGGCTGAAGAGGGGATCGACACGCCCACCGGACGCCACGATGAGAAGGGCGATGGCGCCGAGGACGTGCGGGTCCTCGAGATCGGCGGTCGGGAGCGTCCACCTTGGATGCCGGATCAGTCTCTCATCCTCCATTCGAGAACCTTCCTTCCTCCTTCTCCACCTAGATCATTCCCTAGCTAGGATCTCATTCCGCGCGTTCCAAACAAGCAACACCTATTCGCCGTGATGACAACCCCGTCAGATTCGCGAACGGTACAGCTTTCGGTTCTAGCCGTCCTCGTCGTCTCTCTGCATCCACTCCGCCACGTCGGCCAGGTCGAACGGGCCGAGCCACTCGCCCCGGATCGCCGTCGGGCTCTGCGTGTGGGACGACCCGATCGACAGCACCTCCAACTCCCCGCCGATGAACGTCGCCTGCCAGATGTGCCACGGCGTGCGGTTGTTGCTTCGTCGCAGGTAGTATCCGGGCTCAGTCGGCGGATTCGTCGTGATCTCCATCGATTCCTCCATCTGGCTCCCCGCCCTGCCTCTCGGTCCGCGGCCCATCCGCGGCGACGCTGCGGACAGCGGGGGAAAGACCAACAGAACCCCCGTCGTCAACTTCCACGCCCAGGGCGGGTCGCCGTCTCCTCCTGTAGATCACCGTCGGCTCGGACATCTCGCCGCGGCGGTTCTTGGTCATGTGCATCTCGCTCTCACTCGTCGGCCCTGCTGACCCACGACCCGCGCTCCTCGTGCGCTCCCGTTCGTACCGGTGGCAGGCGCCAGTTCAGCCGGCTGATCAGCTGCGCCAGGTCGTCGTCCATGTCCCGCAAGATCGGGATCGCCTCGACCACCGCGGACTCCTCGAAGGTCTCGCCGTCGTCGATGCGCTTGAGCAGGTCCGTCGCGAGGGTTTCGGCGGTTCCGTAGCGCCCGAGGATGACGCTCTCGCGCAGGAGCCCCAGCAGGTCGATCAGGTAGCTCATGGTGCCGTCCACTCCATCGCCAGTTGGTCGGTGGCGGTCACAGGCTCAGCACCTTGTCTGCTAGGGCTTCGAACTCACGCATCGGAACCAGTCGGCCGAGCGTCCTGTATCCGCGGTTCTGCGCCCCCGCTTTTTTGTACTTCTTCCATTCGTCTAGCCTGGTCAGCAGCTTACGAGGCTGGACGACGTACACCAGATCTAGCCCCTTGACCCAGTACAGCAGGAAGTCGGCCTCGCACGTGTAGGCCCAGCCCTTGCGCCCTGTCGTGTCGTTGGAGACGGTCTCGACGAAGATGTTGTCGGTTCGCTGGGCTACATCATCGGCCTTGATCTCGATGGTGAATCGACGGCCGGTCGCCGAATCGAACACGTGGTAGTCGATGCCCCGGAACTGCTCGGACTTGGTGGACGGCCTCAACTCGTACCCGAACTCGTCGATCAGGTACTTCGCCACGCGATCCTCGCCATCGTGGCCTCGCTTCAGGGAATCGTCGAAGTCGTGGACCATCACGCGCTCCTCAGCTTTGCCACGGCGGTCGCGTGCCGCTGGGCGTCGATCTCCGCGCCGAGGTATCGTCGGCCTGTCTTGGCACACGCTCGGGCCGCTGGAGCCATCCCTGCGTATAGATCGAGTACCAGCCCAGACGGCGGGCAGAAGGTCTCCAGCAGCGTCTCCAGCCACGCTTGCGGCTTCTCGCTGTGCTCGCCCCTCGGCCCGACGTGGAGGTTGCTGGTGTCCTCGCGGAACGGTCGCGGGTTCCCCTTGACGTACAGCATCAGGATCTCGGCGTCGCCTCTCCAATGGAACCCCACGCCGAGGCGGCCCGTCTTGCCCCACACGCCGGCCGACTTGTAGGCCCACCGGATATCCCGCGCCGCCTCAAACCATTCGGCCAGGATTGGCAGCGTGCACCACAGCAGCAGGTAGCAGTTGTCGGCGGCGGCGGCGTAGGCGTCGTTGATGGTCGAGGCGATGTCGGCGATCGAAAGGTCTCCGTAGTGGGCACCGACCGCGCCGTGTTCCTTGATCTGGTTGCCGTAGTTCCAGGGTGGATCCGCGTGAATCAACACAGCGGCCGCCGTGTCGGCGAGGATGGCCGCGCAGTCGCAGTGTCGGATCTCGATACCCTCGATGTCGGGCGCAGCCTCGGCGGCTTTCTTGGCGGCATCCTGCTGCCGCTGATGTCTGGCCTTGGCGGCGGCTTCCCGCCGTTGCTCCCGGATACGCTTGGCCTCGGCGAGGATCTCTTTCTCGCCCTTGGCCACGACCTGCTGCTGCTCTGTGGTTGGCAATGTCGCCACTGCGGCGGCGTTCGCCACCGACGCATTGCCCTTGTCCACAGCTTGTGCCAACTCCGTCGACCCGCTGGTGAGTACCTTCTTGGCGTCCTGCACGTTCCGGGGCGAGGCGCCGAACGCGGCTGCTGCGTCGTCGCGGGCTCGTCGCTCCTCTGAAGGCCCGGGCAAATTTGCCACAGCCTTGCCGCCTTTGCTGCTGCCGGCTCGGTGTCGCTCCCTCGCCGCCGCCTCGAACATCTCCAGGCTCCGCGCTGCCGCCATCGCCTTCGCACTCGGGGTCAGGTGCCGCCGCTTCAGGTTGGCCGAGATGACGAACAGGATCGCCTCGCTGTCGTCGGCGAAGTGACGGCCCTCGATCTTCGGCGTGACCTCGGCTTCCCTGCACGCGTTGTATCGATTCCGGCCGTCGAGGATCTTGCCCTGCCACGTAATGATCGGGTGCCGCTGGCCATGCTGTCGGATGTCCTCGGCCAGCTCGGTGAACTCGTCGCCGTCCAGCAAAGGAAAGATGTCCGCAATTGGATGCGTCTGCATCGTCACTCCGAAAACCGCACCCACTGGCCAGGGCTGTGCTCACCCGAAGGCACCCCGGCCAGGGGTGGGTTATTTGCTGTCGTCGTTGGAATAGGTGAGCACGACGTCATTGTCCGACGTCCCTTCCGTTGCTGTCAAGCGCGTTCGGTCCACTCCATCGCCAGCAGGTTGACCGGCTGCTGCTTGTTCGTGGTCTTCGTCCACAACTGGCGCTCCGGCCCGTCGGGCAGATCGCCCAGCCGCATGTAGTCGGCCCTCAGCGCCAGCTCGACGATGCCCATCCGGGCCAGCACGTAGGCGTCCACGAGGTCGCCGAAGGTGTCGCCGCCGTTGGCTGCGCCGGTCCGGTAGCGTGCGAACTGGGTCTCGACAGCCGGGTATCGCTTGATCGCCTCGGCCAGCTTCGCCGGCTTCTGCACGACCGTGTCGAACCCCAGGAACTCGGCGACCCGTCGCGGGTGGTACTCCCGGGCCTTCCACGGAATCCGCCAGTTCCACACGACCTGCCGCGCGACGCCGCCGACCTCGCCGGCCTCGAGCTGCATCCCACGGGCCCCGACGGCGTACCCCTCGAACACGACGTGGAGCGTCTTCTCGTGGCCATCGACCCAGCGCCGAGCCATCCCGAGCATCCGTCGCAGCCCGTCGCACTGGTGCATCCTCGCCGCGAGATCGGTCATCTTCTTCCGCGCGTTGAGGTTCGGCAGGCGCACCCCGCGCTTGGGATGCCGGTCGACGAGTTGTTTGCCCTCGGACGTGAACCAGCTGTTGAGCACGATCGGCGAGCTCAGTTGCGCCACCCCGTCGGGTGTCACCGGCATGTTCAGCAGCGCCGCCGCGGAGTGGGTCGGCGCCAGATCGAGGCCGAGCACCAGCATCAGAAGAGCTTTCCGGACTCGCTACCGTCGTCGGTCCCCTTGTCCACGAACGGATCCTCGTCGCCCTCCTTGTCGGCCAACTCCGCGGGCACCGTCTCCTTGAGCCCGTCGCCGAGGTCGTGGCCGGTCGGCGTCGGCTCGCTGGCCTTCGCCTCCTTCTCGATGGTCTCGATCCGATTGCG